TACTAAAATAATGATGCATGATGGATCTATTAAAAATGTGGAAGATATTCGTATTACAGACAAACTAATGGGAAATGACTCTACACCGAGAACAGTTCATCAACTGTTTAGAGGTTTCGATGATATGTACGAGATAAAAAATAAACTTGATAATACATCCTACACAGTTAATAAAGATCATAGATTAGCGTTGAAATATACTGGATGCAATATTACATCGTATAGTAGTAAACAAAAACAATATATAAATGTATGGAATGAATTTGATGACACGTATGGTATTATTCCGAAAAAGAAAGTTATTAAATCGAACGAATTCAATAATACGATTTTTGAACAAATAAAAGAATTTAGTGAAAATAACGAAAGGGATAATCCTAATTTTGTTCAAAAGGGACATATATTGATAACAACTGTAAGTAAATTTTTACAATTGCCTGAGGAAATAAGAGATCTATTTACTGGATTTAGATGTCCAGTTGAATTCAATAAAACACAAATTTATAATGATCCATACGAAGCAGGAGAAAATTTACAAGAAAGTATTCCAAAAGAATATATATACAATACTAGAAATATTAGATTAGAATACTTAGCAGGTATTATTGATGGACAAATGGGAAATACGTGCACAAATACAAAAGGTTATTATGAAATAAAACTGGAATCAGAAAAAATAACAAATGACATTATATTTTTGGCAAGATCGTTGGGTCTTAACGCTAAATTTTGTAATGACAATATTACTCAAATTTCTGGAGATCTAAATATGATTCCAACAAGAAGATCACATCAATGTAAAAACTGCTCAAGTGAAAATAATAATTATGATTTGACATATCCGATTGAAATTATCTATGTTGAAAAGGATGATTATTATGGATTCGAATTAAGTGATAACGGGTCTTATCTATTGGGAGATTTTACTAGAAGCTATAATTCCAACGGAAAAAGTACAACACTTGATTTAATGCGTTATACTCTTGGTGATTATTTCGGTGTTTTACCAACAACTGTATTGACAAAGAAACGTGGTAGTTCATCGTCAGCAACTCCAGAATTAGCAGATAAAAGAGGAAAAAGATTATTAGTAATTCAGGAGCCAGAACATGATGATATTATTTATGTTGGTCAAATGAAGAATCTAACTGGTGCAGATTGGATTGAAGCGAGAGCATTATATGGTGATCCATTTATGTACAAACCACAATTCAAGCTACTTCTTGCATGTAATGAATTACCACAAGTACCGGCACATGATGGAGGTACGTGGAGACGTTTGAGAGTTTCGCCATGGGAATCTGAATTCGTCGATGGACCATTACAACATAACAGACAATTCCCAAAGGATAAAGAATTGGGAGAAAAAATGAAGAATTGGGGACCAGCCTTTTCATGGATTCTATTAAGTAAATATTATCCGATTTATAACAAACAAGGTCTTTTCGAACCAGATAAAATTAAACAATTCACAGATAAATATAAGAAAGATACTGATACATATTATGAATATTTGCGTGATATTATGGTTATAACTAAAGATCCAGGTGATCAAGAATCTGTTGCAAATATGTATTCTAACTTTAAGGGATGGTATTTTGAAGGTTACAGTGCAAAGGCACCGCCAAGAAAGGATTTTGCAAATTATATAGCTAATGCGGGTTATAAAGTAGTTAATGGTGTAGTCCGGGGTATGAGATTTAGAGGTCCTGAGGATAAAGTTCTTGATGAAGACGAAGAATGATTTATTTATTTAATAATAACAAATTATAAACAAAAAATTGATAAACTAAAATAACTGAATGTTCTTAATAGAAACAAAGTTCATTATTTACGGGAAATTATAAAATTATCATTTTATAACTCGATTAATAGTCCTATTATTTCTAAAATGAGCGAGCCTCTTTTTTTAAGGGATGATGGTACTCCTTATTATTCCGGATCAATACCATATGATCAAAACGGTCAAAACATATATTTTGACGAGTATGTTCCCCAATTTACTGAGAAGGAGCGAAAAGAAATTGATGCACGTCACAAAGTTTTAGTCGAGAATACAAAGTCGGCTTCAACAAACAATTCAGCCCCACACCAGTTCACATATGAATCAATCGTCAAAAGGCTATTTGGTTCGACAACAAAAAAATAATTTTTTTATTTTTATTCTGTTTTTTTTTTATTTTGTGTAATCACGCGCCAAATTAACTGATTTTATTTTATACATAAACATTATATCATAATTAAATCATGATTTACTCGGTTACACTTGCAGGTAAAGTTAAAAAAATAGACGAACCAAATATACCAAATATTCAAAATATTCCTAATAATATAAATCAATTAAATCAGAATATTAATAATATAAATAATATGAATGACGATAATAATATCATTTCATGTACAAGTTTACGTGATCATTATTTAAAAAATCCAAAATATAAATATTTTGTTCAATCATACGAAAATTATTCAACTAACTCCAATAAAAAATCGACTATCGATATAATAAAAAGCGGCGATTTATGTGGTGATCCATTGTTACGAATTAGTTTTTCTACACCTGTTGATCTGGAAGTAACAGTTGAATCAATTATAAAATCATTACTTGATTATATTGAGTTTGAATATGGTGGAGTCCAGATAGATAAAATATATGGAGTACAATTTTTTGATTTATTAAAACTGTATAAACTAAGTGCAGTCTGGACAAATACACATAATGGTTCTTGTCTAGTTATTCCATTACCGTTTGATTTATTAGTTGACAAACACATATTTCCATTATATAGAAAAGCATTTAATAGTATGAGATTCAATTATCAGTTTAATGAGGAATTGTTTGATAATATAATTGAAACAACACTCAAAATAAATTATTATATGGTGTACGATTCTAGTGTCAAAAATATTCATAATTATCATCAAATTCCAGAATCAAAGAGATTGTCAAAATTACCGAATGTATTCGATCCATTAAATGTAATATTCAATGAAACACAATTTACTGGTGAAGAATCCATTCATAATCAAGCATTACATGTACTCGTAGCCAAATATAAATTGAATTTCAATCATCCGATGCGATTAATATATTTTCATTTTACGGATGTTGATTATAATAAAATAATTGATCCTGAATTGATAAAACAAATAACGTTGCAGTTTAATGGATTCGATCATCTATTAATAGAAGGATATGAACTCGAGTATTATAGAAATAAATATAATTTAACACACGGAACATATTGTATTCCATTAAGTGATTTCAATGATATTCATGAGGAATCGGAAGGATTAATTAATTTTTCATTTATTGACACTGTAGCACTGTGTATAAAATTTAATAAATACATTAGCGGTTTATTTTATTGTTATGGGTTGAATACGAATAAATTGGACATCTAAATATAATTAAAATATAAAAAAATTGATAAATTTAATCGATTGAAGGTACATAACTTTATCGAGGTTATTATCCTCGGTATTGCACACCAAATAAAAATTAATTAAACATAAACATAAACATAAATGAGTCAATGGATGATGCCCTATGGTCAAAATGGTCAAAACGGTCAAAACGGTCAAAATGCCCACGACGAACAACACCTCGTTCAACATAGTCAGTATGATCAATATGGACAATACAACCGCGCTGACCAAATGAATCACGGAGAATTCATCGAAAAAGACAGAACCTTTTACGACACTGAAGGTCGTGTTACATCAACCGAACGTGAAAAGAGAACTGTTTTTGATGCAGCATCACATAGTTCAGCAGGAGCCGTGTTGAAAAATGTATCCGGTCAATCACAGACATCACATCTTCAGGTTCCGTACAATGGTCAGTACCTAATGCAACAACAATTACCAATACAACAACAATTGCCAATGTATCCACAACAACCACAACAACCACAACAACAACAGTTCAGACAGTCTCATAGACGTAATCCATCGTGGCAATCACAAACAGGAGTTATGATGGGTATCAGTGCACAAAGAGTTCCAAGTCAAAGTTGGCAATAATATTTTTTTTATCACAATATATTATGAATGTAATATATTATGATTATATTGTATGATATAAATAAAAAAGAATTAATAATTGAGGAAGCAGAAAATGCTGTTGAGAAATTATATTATTTAGAGGCAAAAATTCCATCACAAAAAGAAATAGAAACAAATATAATATCAGAAAATACAAATGATAAAATTAAAAAATATTTCGAAAAATATGGAATAAAAAAGGGAATAAGATTAATTAAAAAAAATTTATCTAAAAACAACACAAAAATACCTTTGTATGATGTTTACAGTGAGAATATATATTTAATAGGTCGTGATAATGTATACGATAGAGTTGTTTATCAGTATTACAGATTTCCAACAAAAGAATTGTTCAATAAATTATTAAAAAAGCAACGAAAAAGTAAAAATATACACACTGACGATCCATTGCAAGAACGTAAAAATAAAAAATTATCACTGATGATTAAATTTTTGAAATCATTTGACTTGGATGAATTATACAAAACATATATGACAACATATTATTTATATTCTGATGAAGTTGGAAAAAATATTTCTGTGTGCCGTAGACCATCATTTTTGCCACATTTTTTACATCTAAAACCGTACTACACAAGAAGTGATGTAATTAATATTGCATTAAATATGGGATTGATTAACAAACCGGGTAATTCAAAATGTGTAACTTTGTCTGAAAAAAAAATAGATGATAAAACAGATAATAAAATAGATGATAATATAGATGAATTATGCGATTTAGTTACACAAAATGATATTTCGGCTGAAATGTTATTGAAACATCAAAATTATATGATTAAAGAAGATAAAGTAGGGTTGATACAATACTATACATTACAAGGAAGTTATTTTATGAATCAGTATTTGAGAGGCTTAGGACAGAATGATACAAGGAATATATATTTAGAATCGTTGATTACACCAATGTGGAAATTGATTAATAATGCCCCTGCTTTTGACAAGGATTATATCTTGTATAGATTTATAAGTAGTGACAATCATTTAAGACAAACAGAAATTGGGGACATATACACAGAACAGGGATTTGTAAGTACAACGAGAGACCCATTTTATAGATCGGATACATACAAGTTTGGATTTATATTAATTAAAATAAAAATTCCAAAAAATGTTATCGGTGTTGCATTATGTGTAGAAACATTATCACATTTCCCAGATGAACAAGAAATAATATTATCTCCGTTATCACAATTGAGATTAGATAAAAGAGATTCTAAATGTGTTTACTACAATTCTGATAAAGAGTTTGCAACACAAGTCAAAACAAGATATGAGTTTACTTATATCGGTAAAAAAGACATAAAATTTAATGAAAATTTACCGATGCCCACAAAACAGGATCATGTAGATTTTTTAAAAGTAGATGATATAGAGACTATTTCTCTCGAAGAAAAAATTAGATACTTTATAAGTAAATATGTTAATGAGTTGTATCAATTTAATGCTAAAGTAGGTGATAAGACATTTACTATATTAACAGAAAGATATGATAGTACCGGTGCATACAAAAATTTCTTCGCGATGTCGAATCAGAATGGTTTTCTTATGTATACATTATACGATAATTACATTTTATTTATGCTTGAAATGGGAGAATTACAAAATTCTGGAGGTAAATATATGCACGTCAACTATTATGTTAAATACAGCACACTAAATAAAGAAAAGATATTTTCTGATGAGCAATTTATTAAGTTTATATCTTCAGTAGCATATTACTTCAATATTGATAGAATAATTTTATGGGCTGAATTTAAAGCATGTGATATATTCAAGAACAATATTAATAATAATTTAAATAGATCGCATAATACTAAAGAAGATGATATTACAACAAAAAATTCTCGAGATAGGATTATTAATCCTTTCATGATTGACATCTACAACAATAACAATGATAAAATCCAGAGAGGATTTATAAATAATAAGACATTAGCAAGTATTGAAGCCGACAAGGGAACAAATATTAATTTAATTGAAGAAGTAACCGAAACCGATACTAATACTGAAACAGAAATAATAGATCCTAACACTAACAAGGTAAATTCTTCAATAAATTCCAACACAATAGGTGGAGGTACATTTTGTGTAGATTTTTATAATTACTTTAAATCAAAAAATAAAAGATACGAAACTATTTCACGAATGGAATTACAACCAAAATTTTCATATTATATGTTAGATAAATTAAGATCAACAAATGTCGATAAAATTTTGATTAAAAGTGATCTAGACGAAATATATCAGATTTATGACAAGATTTATAAACAATCACTGACAACTGTAGAAAATGATAACATAGCTGATTTTTATATTTGGATGATAGAAAATAGATGCTATTTAATTGATCTATTGAATAAAAAAATGAAACGCATAATGAGAATTGATAATCCATTTGAATCATTTTATTACGTACTTGATCCGTTAGCTTATTTA